GATCGCTAAGGTGTCGGTGGTAAATGAGGAGTTAGTCACTCTGATACTGCTTAAGGTACGATCTGGCCCACTGGGAAACCTTTGGGATTAACCGTGCTTTCTCCAACTAAGAAAGCTATGGCTACATGTTAATTATCGAATCGCGTCATTTATAAAAACTCAAATATTAAGATATTCAAGTACCTTAATATTTGTTTTGCGTTTTACAATTAGAAATTAATTCCCAGAGGAATGATATGGAAAAGACTTGCACCCTCTGTGAAGAAACCAAGTCAGTCGAAGACTTTGGAAAACATAAACAGATGAAAGATGGTCATTTAAATCAGTGTAAAGTATGTCGCAAAGAATACATGAAAGCATATGAATCAAAGAATAGAGAGAAATTATCTGAAAAGGCAAAAGAGTATTATGAAAATAACAGAGAGCAAATAAAAGAGCGTGTAAGAAACTACTGGAATGATAATGCTCATGAAATAAATGAAAAAAGGCGAGAACGATACAATAATGACGAAGAATATAGAGAAAAAGTATTAACCGAGTGTTCCAAATCTAACGCCAGGTGTCGTCCAGAAAGACGCATGGAAGCTAAAGAAAATAAGACACCTTCATATTACCTTGAACTATGTCGTAAAAGAATGTGGCATGCATTTAATGGGAGAGGTGCCAAGTCAGATAAAACAAAGGCACTTCTTGGTTGTGATGGTGACTTCTTGAAAAGGTATTTAGAATCCACAAAGGTCGAAGGAAAAGATTATTCCAATGCTCACATAGATCACATCATCCCATGTTCATCATTTGATATGTTAGACGAAGAACAACAAAGAAAATGTTTTCACTATACAAATCTCCAGCTATTACCAGCCCACGAAAATCTCGCAAAGAGCAATAAAATCTAATAGTATAGTAAAATGGCAAGCAAACAAAAAACAACACAGCAGCAATTGGGTATGTGGATTCCAGTATCAATCCTTGTTGCTGGTATTATTGTGAGTATTGTTACGATTTCACGTAATGGTCGCAATGGATATTTCAAACTTAAATAAATGATACAATGTAATAACAAATGCAAGACGTATACACAGACGGAAGTTGTTTGGGAAACCCCGGTCCAGGTGGTTGGGCCGTGACTGGCGCGGGCATTAATATGTCGGGGGGTAAAGATGGAACAACAAATAATGTCATGGAAATGACTGCCGTCGTTCAGGCACTTCAACAGTGCCTCGCACGCGACATTCTTGAGATAAGACTGTTTACCGATAGTAACTATGTCAAGAATGGAATAACTTCATGGATTAAGAATTGGAAGAGGAATGGGTGGCGCACCGCTGCTGGCACACCCGTAAAGAATAAGGAGCTGTGGATCGAAATTGATACACTCCAGAGTAAGATGACCTCTGTGGAGTGGAAGTGGGTCAAGGCACACAATGGACACCCACAGAATGAACTGGTGGATACCATGGCACACCGAGAGGCCACCGAGATTAAAAATGCTCGCGTAAAATAATGGAGCCCCACTCGTGGTGTGAGAAGCAGGAGAAGCTCCTCAAGTCGTGGGCCGAGAGAGCCGCGGGATATCGCTGGCTTCATAACCACGCGCGTCTTCACTTCAAAAAACAGAATGATTACCTGTCATACCCGAGTATAATCATCGCGAGTATCACAGGTGTTGGGGGTTTCGCGGTTCTCAATCCAAGTGGGAATGATAGTGTTTCATCGGAAACTCGCGCTAAAATTATGATTGTCCAGTACTTCTTTGCGTTCCTCAATGTTCTGGGTGGTATCCTCACATCTATAGGTAAGTTTAGTCAAAGTTTGAGTCTCTCAGAGGCACACTCTGCGATGTGTGTCCAGTACTCCAAGTACTATAGAAATATAGATATGGAATTGTCTCTCGATGAGAATGATCGCACAGGGGTTGTTGATTTTGTGAAGAAGTGTCGCGAAGAGTATGATAGACTTCTTGATGAAGCCCCAGATATCCCAGCAATATCTATAGAGGCATTCAATTTGGAGTTCCCTGATAAAGTGAATAAACCTGATGTGTGTAATGGTCTAAGTATCATTATATGTGATGAGACCGCGTCACAACTCGCATCAAAACGAGCTGTGATGAGGTGGTTAGGGGCGTTCAAAGGTGTTGTGGGTGTCACCCGCAAAAGTAGAGATATAGACGACTTAGCTAGAATGGAAAGTGCATGATTTATCAGCCACCAAAGCATAGAAAGTTGTAAATAGAATCAATATAGGTAACAAAACTTTCCGTCTCTGAGGAAAGAAGGCCAGACCCAAAATGATTAGACACAATATATACATGTACAAGAATTGTGTGTATTCAATTATAGCTCGCGAGTATCTCCCAATACTTGGAGAACCTGGGTATGAGACAAAGATGGTATCAGTATCATGTTTTTTGTCCAGAGGTCCAAAGTTTTTAAAGATTCTCTCTTCTTCGTCAACTTTTACAAATTCAGACTTTTGACAAACTGTGTTTATATTTGTTTGATCATCTTCACACTTTTCAGCCAGTGCTTCATCTATGACACTTTTGAGTTCTTTCGAGTAACCCATATAGAGACCCGAGTTTGCGGTAGATTTTTTACCACATTTTCCAAAAATCAGATGTGTGAGAGGTTTTCCAGGGACTTCTGGATCTTTTGAGACAAGGACTTTACAATCATACTCCTTGAAAAGTTCAACAACTTCGCGTGGATTTTTATTGATCTTTGTATCAAAACCATCAAGGAAAATAACAATGTCATCGTCACCTTTTGTTTCAAGGTGTTTTGACATTGCCTTGTATTTGTCACTAAACCCATTCCATTTGGTTCCCCAACCTAACACAGTCACTGGAACACCAAACTCATTATTGACAAGCTCTTCAAACATACCCTGAGACTTGTTCGCGTATGTCACAATTTCCAGAGACATATATTATTATCTCAGAAATAATTAAGAATGTTTATAGTTATCCTACTATTCACATTATGGTTTTTTCGTCATGCGCGACGCTGCCCATGTCATGAAAAAACGACAGGCTGTTACAGAACGGAATTCTATGGTTTCCAGTATGGTCACTTCTTCCTTTACACACTCTTGGGTGCCATGTATCCGAAACAATTTTGGTTTTGGATAACCCTAGGCATCGTTTGGGAAATATTTGAGTATTGGCTTTCGCAGAGAGAGGACATTGTCCGTGAACTTGGTGGTTGCCTTTCACCATCAGATGAAGAAACACCCCTTTGGTTTCGTAAAGTTTATGGAGGACAACAAAAATATGAAAACTTTATTGACACATTTTTTGGAATTAAAAACTCAAGTGTCCATACTTGGCATTACTCAATCGGTGAAAATCTCACCAATGTGATTGGTTTTACTTTAGGACAAATCATACATAAAAACTTGGCGCGTATGTAACACAAAGATGAACATTGGTATCCTTACCGCTGGTGGCGTCTGCCCAGGGGTGAACACCCTCATCCGATCAATCACCCTCCGTGAAAAGAATCAAGGAAATAAGGTCTATGGCTTCAACGGGGGATTCAGAGGTCTCAACGCAAATATTCAAGAATATTTTGAACATAAATATCTCGATGACGGACCGGGTACATTTTTAAAAACGTCCTATGATTATGTCGATAACGACAAGGCGGTCAATACGTTGAGAAACTACGACCGTTTGTACTGTATCTGTGGAAACGAGTCTATGAAATCTGCGAGAGACTTGGCCCTTGATGACCGCGTGCATACAAATATTATCGGAATCGCCAAGACAGTATTTAATGATATTCACGGTCTAGAGTCCATTGGGTTTCAAACAGCGGTTCAGGAACTTGCCAGATACATTGATTGCGCGTTCATTGAAGCGACATCTACAGATTCTATTGTATTCCTAGAGGCCCCCGGGAGACACAACAGTAAATTGGCTGTATATGCGGGTCTCGCAAGGAGTTCAAAGATTACGAGTGTGATTACACCAGATACAGAGGATGATTACCGTACGACGATTGAATATGGCTATGCCAACAATGGTTATGCGGTCGTTGTTGTCTCTGAAATGTGCGACTATAGAGACCTCCTCACAAGTCTCTCTGTCAAACCCAAGGTCATTACACCTGGCTACCTGATTCGTGATGTTGAACCGTGTATCTACGACAGCATCTTGGGCGAGCGTATGATCCACGAGGCGTTTGACCACGCACAAATACACAGAGACTTCATCAAGGGTGCAACGAGTATCCTCCCGTTCAAGGATTATCTCCGTATAGTGTAGGTTGAATGTTTCAAGCACTGTACAGTGATCCCAAGTTTGTGGGTGCTCAAACATCACCACCAGACCAAGTTATGGTCATAACAGAGGATGGAATTGAATATTACAAGTCTAATGTACTATTTAGGTCTACAGCTACAATTGATAAACTCTCAAAAGAAGTTAAAGGTACAGTGCGTGGTAAAGAAAAGATAACCCAACTCTTTGTGGTTCCAACGACGAGACAGAAAGGTCGTTTTACAGTTACAGAGTATGAACTGTGAGCTCCTATAACACAGCGGTTAGTGTGTCGTGCTTATACACTATGTATACTTGGACGGGTCTCGCACCCCGTAAAGGCACGCGGAAATCTGGGATCGACACCCAGTAGGAGCAGATTACCTTTTAGATATGTGTCCCATATGTAAAAGATAAATCCTTGAGTATAATAGATGATAACCCGCAGACGTGGTGTGTTCTACAAAGATGGTCGTCCAGTCCCAGACACTGAACAACAACAGTGTCGGAAGATTGGTATTCCACCCGCGTATACAGATGTTGTCGTGTACTTGGGTAACCCAAAGCTTGTGGCAACTGCGATTGATGGTACGGGCAAAAAACACTACTACTACAACGACAAGTTTTTGGAAAAGCAGAGAAAGTTGAGGAAGGGTAGAGCCACCCACATTGACTTTTCAAAAATTAAGAGTGTCACAGCGAGAATACTTTCAGACCCCAAGCATCCACTGTGGGACGACGCGCTCACCCTCCGTATGATTGCGATTGCGTACCTCCGCTCGGGATCAAGGGACAATGATGACGCCATAGGTGCTATGTCTTTGCGAAGAAAGCATGTGAAGTTGAGTCGCGATGGTCAAACGCTTACCTTTGACTTTCCAGCCAAGAGTGGTCAACAGAGGTTCTATGAAGTTAGGGACAAAGTACTTCACGATGCCATCTCACGGCAACAAAAACCCCTCCTCTCGGGGAACTCCACACACAATAGAGTTAGGGATCTCCTACGAAGGATCACTGGAAATGGGGACATTCAAATTAAGGACATCAGAACTGCTGGGAGTATGCAGCTTTTCCAGAAACACCTAAAGAAGTACAATGGCGACGAGAAGAAGGCGACAGACGCAACGGCTGAAACTATAGGTCACACACCCTCAGTGTCTAAAAAATATTACTTATTGTAATGAGATACGGGTCTTCAGCTCGCAAAATGTTCAAGGTACGCTGGGGTCTCCATGGGAAGGGTCTCATTGAGGATCATCACGTGATACCAAGACGTTATAGGGAACACCCAATCGTCAAGAAGTCTGCGTATGATGTGAATGCGAGTACAAATCTCGTGATGATGCCCACTCGTCTCGGTAAGATGCTCCTCAATGTGAGGGAGGACCGTCTCTTTCATGAGGGAAATCATCCCGCGTATAGCGCATATGTAGGACACATGTTGGATGTCATGGATTCTACATATGATTTTGAACTCTTCGTGGAGTTTCTCAAGAGGGGATGTCGTCGGAACGCACACCACATCCCTTGGGTTTAGTAGCCAAAGATGACATCATCGGGGGTCGCCGATGGATTTTGACGTGAAAAGTAATGGGTGCGACCATGTTCACTATGACCGATTGTACTTGGACCACTTCGGTCTATTCTCATATACTTTCTGAGATCTTTGTAATAGACACGAGCACCTCTCGCAATAATGTCTTCGGTTTTATTATCCACGTGATTATCAATGGGGAAATAGTATTTCATATACTTTTTCATATTTTCAACATTGACCAAGTAACACTTCATACTTGAGACCCATACAACCTTTTCCAAGTCTTTATTCACCTCGATTGGTATCCGCGACAAACAATGGAAAAAACACATTTCAAAGTTGTCCCCCAATTCATCTATAACTTTTTGAACTTCACGGTACAATTGGTTTCTTTTGATAATGACATTATCTTCAAAAACGAGAGCATATTTGTGTTTACAATTTTTCATTATACTGGTGTGACCCATATAGGCACCAATAGCACCAAGATTGAAATAGGTTATATCGGGTCTTATGACTGATGGATTGTAGTGCATTTCTATAGCCTTCTCAAAATACTCACTATCGACGAGGTCTTCATATTCTCGCGCGGTCTTTACATTTTTTGTATTCACACCATACACCACTTCAATCGGAATCTTTGAATTGTGATGTTTAAAAAACTTTCGTTGTCGCTCCGTTGATTCTGGGAGAGTCAACAAGTAGCACTTATAGTCGTACCCCTCTGTGGTCTGGTGACGGTAAACCCTAAAAAGTATGGCGATCAAGAGGAGAATCAAAATGACCCAAATCATACCTACTTAAACCTTAGAAAATAGTATAGGATAAGTATGAGTCTCATAGATGGCATCGGTCTGACAAGCGCAATCCTCATCTCGGTGATGTTTGTGCCACAAGTCATACATGTCTATAAAGAGGGTGATACAAACGCCATAAACTACAGTTTCTTGGGACTCAACATGATGGCGAGCACAATGGGTCTCGCATACTCCATAAATTACCATATAGTTCCTATGATTATCGCAAATACTTCGGCTGGACTTTTCTCAATATCCCTACTTGGGTTTAAGTATGTAAACGAGCTTAAAGGGGAAACGTGTACTATTGATGAAGTGGGGGTGTAAACCCATCTTCAACTAAAGCTTTTATGGTGTAGTGGTAACACTGCGGACTTTGAATCCGCCACCCTAGGTTCAATCCCTAGTAGAAGCTTTAACCGACCTTAGCTCAGTTGGAAGAGCAGCTGACTGTAGTATCGTACATACTAAATGAAAGTCATGCCATCAGCGGGTCATCCGTTCGATTCGGATAGGTCGGATCTTTTCTCTTGTAACTCAGTTGGTTAGAGTGTGGGACTGTTAATCCCGAAGTCGCCGGTTCGAATCCGGTCAAGAGAGTTTTAGCACCTGTGTCCAAGTGGTTTAAGGAGCCTCCTTAGTAAGGAGGAGATCGTGCGTTCGAATCGCACCAGGTGTATTCCACTATTTTTAGAATCTACCAAGATTGTAAAAATACTTTAAACTTTTCGCATATACTGGAACACGTGTTCCACCACAATAGACGCCCCCAAAACTGTGAGCACTGCGTTGTCGTACTTGAAGCCATAGCCTACGAGAATGAAACCCCACAGGAAGGCCAAATAGTCTGTCATTGGCGCAGCCATATAGCTACAATTAGACTCAGTTGGGATGGATGCTTCCATCATCTGATAATACGCGTGACCCAGTATCACCGAGAGAAGGATTGCGTATACGTGCTTCTGCATATATAGTATCTTGGATATTAATTTGTGTTCCAAATTGTAAAAATAATATTTATATATAAAAATGGGTATCACTAGTGCAGGAAATATAGGAGATGCAATAAAAAAGCCGTGTACGGATAAGACCACTCTTTCTAATTTTTTTAAAAACACACCAGAAGCTGACTATGGACTTTATACTCCAGGAGATCCACGTAATATGTGTACGGGTCAAATACTGTCATCTGACGAATTAAAAAAACACAAAGATAACTTTTGTAGTTTAAAACCGGAGCATTCAGTATGTCCGACCACACCAACACCCCCAAGCCCCGCATCAAGTCCGACACCCACACCCACACCCTCAAGTCCGACACCAAGTTCATCTCAAAATGATTCTGTAATGTTATTATGTTCAGGAATTACCAGTCTTTCATGTATTATGGTTATAGTTATACTGGTTATGATGAAGAAAAGATCAAATTAATATCACAAGTGAATTAAATGGATAACAGTACACTTCGGATTTTGGAAGTCGTATTGTTCTTTGCAAATAAAGTATTTGCTATGACGTCCAAAGTACCCCTAAAACCATTTTATAGGGACATATTCATATTGAATGAGGCTTTGGTCATATGGAATAATTTTGAAATATTTAGGAATGAGGTTGGGTATGTGTATAAAAATTTCAAAACAATAAAGAATGATATGTATTTCCAGAATATAGTTGAGACTGAACCAGAGTGGACTCGTCTTTATCTGACATGGTATAATAAAGTGGACCCCCTCGGTGAAAAGTTATGTCCCAAAAGTTCTGCCATTATAAAAAGTCTACCAAATGTCAAAATGGCTATGTTTTCTGTTTTAAAGCCTGGTGCTAAAATACTACCACATACTGGCCCATACAGAGGTTGTATTAGATTACATATGGGTCTAATAACACCAAATAGTGATGAATGTTTCATTACACTTGGTGGGCAGACGTACAGTTGGCGAGATGGTGAAGTTATACTATTAGACGATTCATATCTTCACTACGTTGAAAATAATACAGACAAATATAGAGTTATATTACTTTGTGACATAATTAGACCAATGAACTTTTTAGGAACATTTGTAAATAATTGTGTAATGAATAATTTTTCCGATTATACTCACCGTGAAAGTTAAACAAATAATTTCTATTTATATTTAAATGTTGTTGAAAGAACTAAAAACACATTGGAAAACCATCAGAGAAGAACTTGATGCTTTGCCAACTGACACATTTATAAACGATAAAGTTCGCCCAGTGGAGGAATGGGAAGGTTCTGATGTTTTAAAAGATATTATACGCGATTTTTCAAGTGGGAAGCATGGATGGGTTCATGGAACCGAGCATCTTAAAGATACTTGGATTAGTTGGCCATTCATTTGGGGAGGTAATGTTGTCCCCGGTAACTGTGTTAAGTGTCCCAAAACATATGAGTTACTTTCTCAAATTGAGGGTCTCCACGTTGCTGGATTTTCGCTTATGAAGGGTGGTGTTAAAATAAATAAACACTCCGACATCGTCGGTTCTAATTACAAGTTTACCTACCATTTGGGACTAAAGTGCCCCAAAGGGTGCTACCTCCATCACCAAACTCTCGGTGATGTTGAGGAGGAGGATGGTAAACACATTGTAATGAATGCCACACACCCTCACTGGGCGGAGAATACATCCCAAGAGGATCGTGTGATCCTCTACATTGAATATTATACTTCTTGAATGCGCTTTTGATTACCTCCCCACCCTCTCATACTAATTTCACTTGGTGTACACCAGGGATACACATCCTCACCGATGAAGTGTATGGCGTCCATCCCAGATTCAATACATTCATCGCATGTCTGGCCAATGTCGTCAATAATACACCCAATACCGAGGGCACGACAGACGTCAACCTTTTTGATTTCATTCTCCGTAAAACTATTTGTGAGAATGACATCATCAAAGACACCCGGAAAAAAACGCTCAACCCAGAGTTCAGTGGTTTCTCGTACCATTTCCTGACGACCCGTCACGATGTACATTTTGTCAAATGTCTGTCTGAAGTTTTGCATGGCTGGTTGAGCACCAAGGATTGGTTTGAGTTCAAGAAATTCCCTAGAACGATAAAACTTGTGGAGGATTTCTTGGGACTGTTCTTCTGTGCAGTTGAAAATTTCTCGGTACAGGTACTTATATTTGGGTGTAGTGGGTAAAGCGACGCCCCTCCATTTGGCCATTGGTTGAAGTAGGTTTACAAGGACTTCATCAACATCAACGGCGAGTTTAGTGTTCATTTACTTTCCCCGGACATTATTCATAGTCCCGAAATACTACACCCACTGGGAATCGTGGAACGCCGAGGGCTGTCAGATTTTGGAAACGGACTGTGAGCCATTTCCCAATGTAGTCGTCCCTCTCACGATAGTAGTACTCCCTCTCTTCTATGGTTCCCTCCGGTCTCACTGTGAATTCCTGACCACTTGATGTCTTACATACCCAAACGACGGCATTGGCATCCCTCCCGTGACCTGTATTTGCGCCAATGACTTCGTACTCCTCAGTTTGGAACTCCTTATACTTGAGGAGGTAATTGCTTCTCTTCCCGATTTCATACGTACTCACAGCGTCACGGATCATAACACCTTCATGTCCCTGTTCAACAAACTTATCGTGATATGCTTTGACCTCAGACTTCTTCTTGACGAGGTAAGTCTCCACCGTGGTTCGCTTCATTCTCTCCGCAAATGGAAGATCCGGGCGCGAGGTATTAAAGTAGTCAAAGATGTAAAACTTCAAACTTGTTGGCTTTGTCTTAAAGGCACTCGTGATATCCTCAAAAGACATATTTGGGTCGTAGCATTCTCCGTCTAACCACTCATCATCTTTGAGATCCTTCCCAAGGTGTTCAAGACCTGGAACAAGTTTACCAGTCCGTGAGAAGCACCCCTTATTAGAGACAAGGAGGCGGACCCCGTCCAATTTGGGTTGAACATAAAAGGGTTCTGAAATATACTTATGACGATCTTCCCACTTATTGGCCAACATCGGGAGGATTTGGATACCCTTTGTATTCTCATTGTTCCACATAGTTCTTGCCCGTCCGAGAGCCTTTTCGTACCCCGTTGTAACATTGGTTCGGGAAACAATGGTCTTGTCACTCCCCACCATACCCGTGGTCTTCACGATATCCGCCGTACCATCACCGAGATCCTCTACGTGAATATCGGTAAATCTTTGGCGACCATTCTTGTCATTTCTAATAAGGCGCTCCATTATACGTGTAAATAATTTCTCAACTTTAAATATGATACCAGTTGTAAATTATGGTAGAATGGAGCGACTTAGGCCTCCGGAGCGCACGAGTATTCCTATGAATGCAAACACTGTGTGTATTATTATAATAATTCTATGTATTTTAGGTATGTATAATAGAGCTGTAAAGATTAGTCAATCGCGTGAGCAATCTTATACTTTAGACACTTTGATGCCGACAAAAAGAGGTCTTTCTTCATCAATTTCTTAAACTTCTTCTCTGGGATCTCAGTCTTTGACATATACATCTTCTTGAGAGAAGTCATGAAGGTGTCACAACTCTTCATCTCATTCTTGAGATCTTGATACTTCCCCCAAAACTCTGTGGTCAATTGATGAATGAGAAGGTACGCATTTTCACCCATGCGACGTTCTGATCCACCCAAAAACATAAAAGTAGCCGCAGAGCAGCAGGCGCCTTGAGCAATGGTGATAACCTTGACCCTCGACTTCTCAAGGACATTCTTGAGAGCAAACCCCGAGAATATATCCCCGCCATCACTCATAATGTTGACGCGAATTTCAGGTTCATATCCAATAAGATCTGCCTTTTGCTTGAGGAGGTATATTTCCAACTTTCGGAAGCTCTCCACAAACTCGAGGGTATTCTCCGGTGTAATCTCCCCGTAGAAGTGGATCTCATTGCCGATGGTCTTTGTGACCTCGGGCTCCTCCTCTTCGATCATCTTGGTTGCCCCATTCAAGAAGTTTTCAAGTCCTTTGTTCGATAGCATTCTTGAGAGCTTTCTTTACTCTCGTCACGTCTCTCTGTTTTAACTTATTTCCGACAGCGAGGTGATTCATGACATCAAAATCCTGTGGAGTTAAACCATACTCCAACATTGGTTCTATATCTCCAACTTCTGCGTACCGCTTCAACAGACCGAGGGCATTTATATCTAATTGCGCGCCACATCGTCTCTGAATATCCCTAAACTTTTGACTCCGCATCTTGTAATTACCATACTTTGTCCAAGAACTCCCAGGTCTAATTTTATCTTTTACGAGAGGTTTACCAAGGCAAGTCTTTGGGATTGAGAGAGCATTCAGTATAAAGTATGGCATAAGATTCCATTCCCCGGATGAATACATCTCAACATCATAAATATCAGCATCTGAAAATGCGTGTGAAGCCTTTGTATAGTCAACTCCAATTGAATCTAAGTAATTTTCTTGAAATATGTCCCATACGTGACCGTGTTCATGAATCTTGTCTGGAATCTTTGTAAAGTTTGGATCTGTGAGAACATCTGCTATAAACTCCTTGGGTGTTTTGAACACATCTTTTTGTTCATAATCGTCTAGGTATGAAAAGAAGTCCCTAATATTCCCATTACACATCACAGCCGCATCTTCCGCCTTTGGAGAACGATCATCGGTGAGGGTCAGGATTTTATCTGGTTTATGCCTTGGTATAAATATGGTCTCAAAGTTTGGAAACATACACATGGTCACCGATGTCACAATGAGAGAACCACGGGTAAGTCTCTCCCCATCGGAGACACGTTCTATGAGACTTTTGAATTCTGGATTGTAATCCTCTATAAACGCATGCTTGCCCACCCCCTTTATGAATGTCAGGAAGGGAGATTTACTCTTGAGATGTTCTTGGAGGATCTCGAGGCTATTTGATTCATTGAGAACTGCGTTGAGGATGTAACTCTTCCCAACCCCCGAAGATCCACACACAAAGACATTCTTTCGCTCACGAATATACTTTTTCAATAGTTCAATCTGCTTCGTGTGAAGTGTGTCAATGGGCTCCTCCTTTTTTTGTTCGACTATTTTAATGAAAGAATCCATTGATGATCTTACTAATCAAGCTATAGATTTAGTGCTTGAGAACGACGCACTACAAGAACGTATCGTAAAACCTTTAAGAAAGAAAATTTTACCATATGCTGTGTGTGCGGGTTTAACAAATATGATTATGCTTGTTCTTCTTGTGTACCTTGCTCGCCGTCTATCGGTTCTTCAGAGACCACTGATGTGAGTTCCTCTTCTTCATCCATCTCCTCGAGGATCTTTGTCTTTTCATCATATTCTTGACTTGATTTTACGAGACCCCCAAGTGTAGCAAGTAGTGGGCCTCTTGGTTTCAAATTAGTGAATCCGGACAACTTCAACTTGGGGATTGCCCGTACATCGAGGATTTCTGGTTTTGTAAAGACGCTATCGAGGGGGTATTCTTTTTCAAAATCAAGGAGGATAGTTGATGGAACTGAGGGTGACTGCTCAATGAGACGATCGTATTCAGTCTTACAGTTATTCACAAAGTCCAAACCATCTTGATTACGCTCTTCACGCGCAAGGGACAGGGTGAGACGGACATTTCTTGAGAGGAGTCCGTAGGAGAGTGCCGCGGCCTTGTGGTTTTCCATCAACTCATTGATCTTTAGGAATTGCATAATCGTCGCAACGAGACCCGCAATTAGGTTCAGACCACCAATCACAGATGGTACCATACTGCGAATTGATACGGGGAATTGTTCCTGAGCAAAGTTCGCAGTACCGGTGAGGGTGGAGAGCACAATAACAGGTAAAGTAAAACGCATACTCAATTTCTTATACATTATGAATGCCCTATGGTGCATATACCTATAACACCCAGCGGACTCACCCCACTGTCTCAGTATATTTTCGTGTTGTTCGTTCCAGCTATCACGTCTATGTTCAAGCTCCTTTTGTTTGATAATTTGATCATCAAAAATTTCTTCGCTCATATTATTATAGATGAACATAATATTCTGGATTCATCTTATTTTCCTGATTGGTATTCTCGTCGTTCCCTTCATGAATGACCGTAGAAACTTGGAGTTCTACTCCATACTCATCCCATTTTTATTCTATCATTGGTCAGTCAACGATGATACTTGTGCTTTAACGCAGGCTGAGATGTACGTGACTGGTCAGCAAAAAGAGGAAACTTTTATGCACCGAGTTGTCTCCCCCATATATAAGATGGAAGATAACGATATAAATAATCTCACAAAGACTGTCTTCTTCTTCTTATGGGCACTTGTCCAGTATCGTCTCGGTCGCTTCGATACGTTCATTGATGACCTAAGATTGGTAATGTCTGGTAAAACCCCCAAGTAAAATGCCCAACTGGCGCGAGGAGGAACTCACACGTCTCCGTAAGGAGTACAATTTCTATAAGGAGACTGAAATATTAGATGAAATCACGGGTTGTCTAAGATCAAAAACTTTAAAATTGATCATAGACTATCACGAACGCATGCTTGGTAACCTAAGTGATAACAATACTTACAATAATTATAAACATGCTTAACTACATTGATCCCAGTGGACACTCCATTATCGGTAACGGATACGTGATTAAACACCACATCACCGTTATCGACATGGACGAGCAAGCGTCTAAGTTCTCCTTCTGGCTCGATATATTCAAAAACATAACTGATGACATGTACATTAATCCCTTGCCTAGGAAGCATATTAAGAAGTTTTACACAAATCTCAAAACTTTGAAGGGAGATTTCGTTGTTCAGCTGAATGAAAAAGAGAGTCTTCAAAGAGTTGGGGATAAAGTTCACTATATTTATTAATAAGATGAACTGCTTGGTATAAAGTTTTGGGGCGAAGATCTCGTAGAACAAGATGCAAGTCAAGGACCAAATTGTGGCGTTGGAGCGGGCGAAGGAGTTTCATCATGAAAAGTACCTCAATAATATCCAAATCATTGATGACAAAATTGATAGAATTGAAAAACAATTAGAAAAAACAAAGTCCCAAGTAAAGCGGGATCTCCTCAAGCGTACATTAGACTGGTACGAGGAGGAAATTAACAAAATGGATGAAGCCGTTGATGTTGTCACAACCAAAATTGATTCTGAAATACAGAGACTTCAAGAGTTCATCAAGTCTGCTGAATTGAGACGTGAAAAGGAGAAGAAGTCTTTTGAATACAACATTGAAAATATTAGAAAATGTTGTAAGAACCGGAGTACAGCGACACTATTTGATGCCTTCGAATCCGTGGCAAATGCTCTTGAAATTATTAGAGCCGAAACTGGTCAAAAAAGTGGACAGAAATCCTAAAATTGTGATAGACAATCATACACAATGCGTCAGCAATATCATGTTTCCTCTCGTAGGGTATCTCTTCGTGGATGTAATTCTCCATAATGGACACAGTCCTCTCCTTACGCTCCTCGTAGTTTAAGTGTCTCATACCAAAATGTGTATGCATGCTCACAGGTGAAACCAACACAACTTTATCTTTGAACATGTAATGTAGAAGTACCTCAATATTTGTGAATCCTCCAGGTGGTTGTCTCTCTATAAGTATGGTATCTGCCGCTTCAAATATAGACTTGTGATCATCTACAAATAAAGGAATGAGGTCAACGATATCATTTGAATATATGTATTTGTAGTCCTCAAGACTTACCTTTTTAAAGAACTCTACATTCACTTTGGGTCCCTTACCGCACTCAGCAAGGACGAGACCCATATTATGGTACCCAATATCTATGGCCAAGATCTTCATCTCTTTATCTGAATAATAATCCTTAACTACTATAAATGAAGATTAAGAACAAGGCCAAGAACCAAATCTTAATGTCGGCGGTCGTTGTACTTGCCCTCGTTTTGAGTTATATGTGGTTCAACCCCAAGGTGGTTGAAGTTCCAGTAGAGGTTCCAGTGATGCCCGTGCCACCACGGCCAATTGAGCGACGTGAGAGACGACGTGAACCAGAGTTCAGAGAAGCCCCAATTAAGCAGTACAAGCCTGGACACATGCAACAAATGGGTATACTCGTGGGCGATGGTGAGACCCTCCCCCTCTACGGAAAGGAAGTTAGAGGACGCCGCGACCGCTACCACTACTATACGACAACTGGTGGTGAAAACCTCTATCCACTCCCAGTCTCCCACAATGCGCGTGACTGTATGGAAGACATTGGGTGTCAAGAACTCTATGGGAATGAAGCAGTCTCAGTAACTGGTAAGACTGGTTCATACTCGGTGAATATGTACAGAACGGACGACTTTTTCTAAGCTGACATTTTCTTGATACGTTTCGTTGTATCATTCACAAGACTACTTGTGGCTGAACTACTGCAGCAGCAGCAGATAAGCATAATACCCAAAACAGGTGGTGTTTTGATTGGACTTTTTGAAGCTCCATATGCTATCATGAAAGAACAACAGAGCCACGAGAGTAAACTTGACAACATAGTCATAGAAAGAGGCTCATCTTCAGTTGCTTTCTTATATCCCAAATAACCTAAAAGTGGGTATATCAAGAATAACATTTAATATACACTAACAAAAATTATTACGCAAAGATGTGATCACATCAAACTCCCTTCCCTGAAGTCCTGGATTACTTGAGAGTTTTGCCTTGAGTCTCAAGAGTTCCATCACCGTAGCATCGTCCAGATTTTTGAAAAAGTCCCTCTTTGCCTCCATATCATCAAGTTGGTGTACCTCCTTCTGTGCTTGTACATAAGGCCATGTGTGTCTTCTGAGGGTGGCCACCTCTTCTTCAAGTTGCCTAATCCTTGGCATCAGAACTTGGGTTATCAGTGCCTTTGTTTCCATACTACTAAAACGACACACATCTTTAAGATAATCCGACTTAAAAATATCTTCAGACAGATGTTTAATGGTGAAGACCCTCAAGCGGTTTGGGTACTGGTCACCCGAACCTAAACCACTACGCCGAAGTGTGCGCATTATCGCGGCACATACTGGTGATTATGAACGTAAAAAGTCCGAAATCACTCGTATCGCCCTCCAACAATTGTATGAGGCACCATCATTGAGGGAAGCCCCTGAGGTTACAGTGAGACAGGTGCGTCTCAAAATGATCTTGGGTGAAGCCCTCGACTTGGCACATTCCATATGTGAACACCAAGATGCCCAGGAATGTCGTTGGGCTTGGGAAATGGTTGATGAAATTGATGATGCGGCGACACGAGCTGGTGTCAGATATCAATAATTTCCTCACCTATAGTAATGGAGTACGATAAACTCAAAGAAAAAGTCAAGATGTTAGGCTTCCGTGTCACCAAAGATGTCAAGGGGAAGCGTGTCAAACTCACAAAGAAGGAACTCGCGGCAAAATTGCCAAAGAGGGTCAAGGCACAACCATCCCTCGAGAATCAAGCCAAGAGTGCCAAGAAGTTCATCAAGGTTTGTAAAATGGTTCTCAGGGAGGCTGAGCCGTCACGGGTTGTACAACAGCCAGTACGCGTGTCGCCAAGACGTATGGCTGTGCCTCCACCCCCACCACCTCCACCACCAGGGGTTCCACAAAATCCACGTGCCGCCCTTTTGGCTGACCTCAAGGCTAACCTGATAAAGAGAGGTCTCGCAAAGAATTAACACCTAAGTCACGTGATGTAATTACATTTTCAAGTTCAAAAATGCCCCTCACCCCCGAAAAGAAGCAGTTCCTCAAGAAGATCGGTGGTGGTCTTCGCGTTCTCATGAGTTGTTCATACAAAGCTGATGAGATTGCGACCGATCCCGATTGCCCCGTTGAGGAGTTCATCAGGGATAATCTCATAACCCATGGACAGTTTTCGGAAGCAAAGTTTGATACAGTGGTGGATACCGCGTGTGATGAAGATCTCGTCAAACTTCTCAACTATTTTGACGACATGGACATGTATATGAAACGTGTGTATTACGAGGCAAGTTTGCCCATGGATGATGAATATGCGCCTCTCATTGAGAATGGAACGTTAGTGACTTTTGATGATTTTAATTCCAAATCTTTTTAACATAAATCTATTGACATCCCCAAAGTTTGGTTGGCTCCATAGATACCATCGTGACCAGAAACCAGCCCCACCAATACCACTCAATTTCCAATCCTCCTTGTCACTCTTATCTACATTTAGCATCATTCTGTGTATCATTGCTGGCTGACGTTCAGCCACTATACGCTTGGGGATTTGTCCACCATGTCTAAGGACATATGAACGCATTCGCGAAGGATTCTTGTGTTTGGTGTAGTCAGAATATCCACTGGCACCAAAGTCAACAGTCCTGCCGTCTTCAAGGATTGCCCTGAACTTCTTTGTAGTGTTTGGGCTACGAATAATTTTGACGCGCATACTTACAATGTGTATCTAATTTAATTTCGGCACGCACCGCAGTAACCCTCCTTCTTGGCTTCTGGGAAGAAGAAGAGGCGTTCGTCACCACGCTTGACGCGGTACATGTGATCATACATGTGAAGGAGACCAATAGCGAAGGCCGCAACAGGCACAACAGCTCTGTTCATCTTACGCACACTGTACGCATAGTAGGCAATCATCGCGAGGATGGTCAATTGGACAAGGGTGACCTTTGGCATCACAAACCGCTGTTCCAATTCTGGAGTTTCGCTGGTGGGTTCGGGGGCATATCGTTCCATTCGCTTGCCGTAACCTGGCATTTTTATTTTATACTGAGAAATTAATGTGGCGTCTCCTCTGGATACCGGTGGTTCTGGTACTCCATGATTATCTAAAGTCACCAATAGATAGACTGTATTTTCAAAAGCCACTCAGACCCCTCATTGGTATGAGAAATACCCTGGTAGACTTTGCCCTCTACAAGCTTGATTATGATGTTTTTGACTATCCAAATCTTTGGTTTGTTAAGGCAAACTATAACAAGATACTCCACGAGTTTGAGAAGGGTGTCGGTACAGCCAAGAAGCACTACTTCCACACACTTGATCCTTGGTTCAAGACAAATGATAAGTACTACTACTACAAAGTTAGGGACTTTCCAGAAATTCAAAAAATAATTGACCAGATTCCATGTGTTGATAAAGAGACTGCAAAGTTCGCCGTGATGGACGCACCCATGAGTATACCAGCGCATAGAGCTGAAAGTAACATGATGTTGAGATACCACCTTACTGTGAAGAGTGGACGTGACTGTATGTTATATACTGAATATGAGGCACATAGACATCAATCTGGTCACGAGTTTTTATTTGATCACTCGAGATACCACCGAGTCGTGAAGCGCGGATTTCAAAAACGAGTTGTTCTTATTTTGGATGTCCACCGTTTCTATTAGGTGTTGACGACACACAGCTTTGTACATATCCGTGCCACCAACCAATTCAAGCTCATCACTCTTGACGATTCTTTTCGTGAATGGTCCAGGTGTTCCGTTACAACAGTCCATACAGAGGGCGGAGAGTTTCACAACATCACTCGCCATTGGGATACAATCTAAGATTTCCCCAAACTTCTTTTGTTGATAGTCTCCATCAAGACCAACTATAATCACAGATTTTTCAACAAAGAGGCACATCTCTACAAACTCTTTGAGGTTTGAAAAGAATTGAGCCTCATCAATGGCTACAATTTCAGCACTACAGAATGCCTCACTGATAATACAGTGGGAGATATGATCAACTTTGAGACATGGGAATTGAACACCATCATGTGTCCTCAAGACTTCTTCAGGGGAGCGAGTATCTTTTGAGGAGTTGATGACTACAATTTTCTTACCTATGACTTTGTATCTCTTAAGTCGTCTGATGAGTTCAGAAGTTTTACCAGAAAACATATTTCCCATAATAATTGTGAGACCCATCTCAACTTTCTATAAAATAATCTTTCTTTTTTATAATGGTTGATATACAGCGAGCGTATTTCAATGGACACAGGGGGTGGATGTCCGCCAAGACTGGTAGAGTTCGCTTTGGTAACACAATTTACTCAAATATTTTGGAAGCCATCAAACATTTGAGTCAAAAATAACCAGCGACATGCATTTTTAATAAAACTACAATGGACATCAAACTTAATACAGTTCCACCTAAACAACAATTACACACATTATTTTTACAGACCTCCTCGGGTAGAAGAGCTTCTTGACGACCCCATTCCATTAATTTAATTCTACATAATAATTAAGATGCCTCTCACGGATCAGGAGATTTCCAAAAAAGTTAGGGAGTTGCGCAAAACGAGGGGTCTCATATATGCTCCCCTCAAGTACTTCAGGGGTCTCAAGACCCTCAAAAATGTGGAGACTCGCTACATAAAGATGCTCAAGAGAGACTATACCACATTTAAAACGGACGAGGGTGTAAAGACCCGAACATCCACATACACCCAAAGATTTCGCAAGAAGTACCCAGGTGTCAAATCCCTCCCAGATATAGCGAAAGCTACAAAGATACCCCTAAAGACCTTGGAGACTGTATACAACCGAGGTCTCGCTGCGTGGAGAACTGGGCATCGTCCAGGAGCTTCTCCACAGGCGTGGGGTTACGCGAGAGTTCATAGTTATGTAATGAAAGGGAAGACATATCGTACAGCTGATGCTAATCTTCACTCGTAGATATTAACATCTTTCTGACTTCCTCATAAACAACCGTGAGGAGGGCAGCTTTATAGGCAAGAAAGCCCATAAGAGTTGCCCCATAGTCAAAATCAAAACCAAATGGGGCATTATTCCACATTGTTTCAAAAATGGCGGTACCTACGGGAACCAACAACTGTTTTTGAAATGGTGAATAATTTTCAATGTTATCCACATTTCGAGTTAGGAGACCAATGTAGGCCAGGGATGAAACTACACCCAATGTAGCAGATACACCTTCCTCCGCTCCATATGCGATGAAATAACTGGATGTAAGTGCTGTACCATATCCCAACGTTGTTCGGTTAATTTTAGTTTTAAGTTTTTCATAGTCTGATTTGGGAGCACTTGCTTTGACAATGTGATTGTGGATAGCCCAGGTGATACTCATTAATCATCACTTGTATCAAACCTTTATAAAGATTACAAACCCAAGTACACTATAAATGAGCCTTCGTGTTAAGAAACTCTCCTATGATGCTATTATTCCAACTCGTGGTTCTGGTGGTGCTGTTGGGTATGATATTTACAGTAGTGATGAGGTTCTTATACCTCCTGCACATCGTGCTCTTGTTGGATCGGGTGTAGCCATTGTTCTACCGGCGGGGTGTTATGGTCGTGTCGCACCACGATCGGGTCTCGCGGTGAAACATGGTATCCAAGTTGGGGCGGGGGTCGTTGATCCAGACTATACGGGCGAAGTTAAGGTTGTTCTTTTCAATCATGGACACGCCGATTTTCAGGTAAACAAAGGTGATCGTATCGCACAACTCATTCTTGAGAAATGCGATACACCAGAAGTGGTGGAAATTGGTCTCCTTGAGGAGACCGAGAGAGGTTCAGGTGGATTTGGTTCTACGGGAAATTAAAGATAATATGGTAATCTATCTTAATGGAAAGTGTTTTCAAAGTTTTTGCAACAGAGTTATATAGATCTGGTAATCATATTGGATATAATGTAAAGTTCAAACATATTAATCCCATATGTAAAAAATGGTCTAAAAATCGGAATCCCGATATGGAGCGTGTCACCGAAATGTATGAGTATTATAAAGCTGGTGGGTATATTCCAAGATTTATACATCTCGCAGAACTCGAGGAGGAAGGAATTGTTTGCTATGATGGAAATCATCGCCGTGAATTATTAAAATTAATTGATAATGGTGAAATCGAGTGTATAGTTGATGTGTTATTTAACGCTTCGAGACAAGATGTACACGAAGCATTTTCAAGTGTTAATAGAGCCGTTGATGTACCAGAAATATATTTGGATGACATATCTAATATCAAAGATGAAGTCTTAGAATTAGTAAAAAAATATGAGACTAAATATAAACAATTCACATCTAAAACGTCGCGATGCCGTTCACCAAATTTCAATCGGGATGTATTTACAGATAATATCACGAAAATATACAAATACTTTAATGGTTCCAAAACCGTATCCGAAATTGAAGATCTCTTAGAAAAGTTAAACAGGGAATATGCGAATGGAAAAATATGTAGACCACATTCTAAGTATGCGTCCTCAGCCATAGACAAATGTAAAAAATTTGGTTTATGGTTATTTTTAGAACGAGAAGTATCCCCAGAACATATAGAAAAGATTTCAAATAAGAAGAAGTTTGGTATATTTTAATAACCATTGTACCACAAATCTTCCGCCACTGGCATAAATAAAATACCTTTTCGCATCGCCATCCACAATTTCGCATGATCAATATTTGGATAGGACCATAACATCCACCTTTCCCAATATTCGGTTGAATACCAATCGTCCCAATCCTCATGGGTGCTGTGATCAATCATGAGCATACCCCGATGGATTTCGTGTATGTCCGTCTCCAGTCGTAGCGTTTCTGGAACAATAGCACCCTTCTCGATGAGGTGTGTACGCATGCGTTGAGAATCGCGATGATCTGTGTAATCCTCAACACCAACCTGTCCAAAGTTAATGCTTCTCTTATTGGGAAGAATCACTCTGTACTTATGAGCTGGGGATAGGCTTGGGCTGAGTACAACGCGCATTATATTGTACCTCATCAATAATTTTAGTTCTTCTTTGCGCGTTCAAGAACCACAAACTTGAGATCCGCCTTTTTCACTTGACCACGAGTAAAAGGATTCTTAAACAATACCTGATTTCCATTGGCGTTGAGAGCTTTAGTCATAGACATACGCGCAAGTTGTCGGAAAGATTCGGGAGACAAGTACAACTTGTTAATCTTCACAGCCTTATCACCAGTCTTGAAGTTTTCATACTTGATTGGGTCAGATGGGAGATTACGCACACTCATCTTTGTCCACGTGATTTTGGTAGTCTTTGTGTTCTCATTTGCATTCTTCTTCATCTGTTTCTCATTTTTTATATAGTTGGATGTATTTGGTCTGTTGTTGTTAGCAAAGCTAAGACGACGACGCACTGGACTATTCGTATTTACTCTAAATGCCACCCGCGCTCTACGCATACGCCTGAGATTGTTGGGGTCAATCGCACGTGGCCTGATTTGACCGATGTTATTTTCATTTGTATTTGAGTTGGCAATACGCAATCCACGCGCTCCATTATAATTGTTTGTATCGTAGTTCGAATTATTGATTCGCACCGCATTATCATTGGCTGGATCTCGCATGTTACAATTATTAAAGATTATAATTGTATTTTAAAAAATGGATAATTTTATATTAGAAATCCCAAATGTATTTTCACCGGAGTTGTGCAAAAATATCATTAACAAATTTGAAAATGATACCGCGAATCAAGTGAAGGGTGCCCTCGAAGATAAGGGTGGTAATTATGTGAATGAAGACTGGAAATCTAGTACTGAACTAAATGTATCTACTTCACCTGGTTGGGAAATTGCAAATACTAAAATTAAATACTATATTAAAAACGCTATTGAAACGTATCTTGAACATATAAGGGGTATTTTCAAAGACGCTGAGATAGACAAAGATGATATGGACTTTGTACTTGATCACACACTTTTTCCGTTTTATTTTGGTACCTCCTCCATTCAAAAGGTAAAGAAGGGTAAACATTACAGATGGCACCAGGATTATATACCCGGTGAAACTCGGGTGTTTACATCCTTTGTGTACTTAAATACACTTGAACCAGATGAAGGTGGTACCACTGATTTTATAAATGGAAAGTCTATTAGACCCGAAGCTGGTAAAATGACAATATTTCCATCTGCGTGGCCTTTTATACACACAGGTCGTTTAATTAAAGCTGATGCAAAGTACATATTGGTTACGAATATATATAGAAACTAAGAAATATGTAAATATATGAAGACATATACATCCCATGACGGCATTAAAATTAAAGTGGGTGAAAACGCCAAGGAGAATGATGACCTCACCCTGTCAAGTTATCCCAAAGAATGGTGGATGCACGTTGACGGTGGCTCGGGCGCGCACGTGATCATATGTCACGAGGAGGACACTATACCAAGAGAGACAAAGAGGGATGCAGCACTCCTCGCTGTACATCATAGTAAGCCTTCAAATGCAAAAATGGTGTGTGTAAACCTCGTGAGAGTTGATCAGATCATCAAAAATGATAGGATAAAAAATCATGGACAGGTGTATCTCGGTGGACAAGTCGTACAACTCACCGTGTTTCCAAATAAGGAGAGAGAGAGACTCAGTAGAATTTTAAGTTAAAGTTTACATTCGCATAGAATCTAAAATGGAGTATATACTTGAAATTGACAATGTCTTTAGCAAAGAATTCTGTGAAGATGTCATTTCCCGCTTTGAAGGTGATGAAAGAAAAATAATTGGATCAACAGTTGGTGGAGTAGACGAAAAAATTAAAAGAAGTATGGATTTGCCAATCTCCACACAAGACCTAAGAGGGGATTGGCAAGATGTTGTTGATCAAGTTGGGAGTCATGTAAGTAAGGCCCTAGCCGATTACCAGGAACATGTACACAATGAGGGATTAGATAGATGCCTTTCTATACATAAGTCGATAAATAATGCTACAATTGGACTTCCCCAAATACAACGAACTTCAAAAGATGGATTTTACACCTGGCATCACGATTCACATTTAAATCGTATTTTCACTTACATACTCTATCTCAACGATGTTGAAGAAGGTGTTGGTGGAACTACTGAATTTTTATGTGGAAAGAATGTACAACCCAAAACTGGCAAACTCGTAATATTTCCAGCTACTTTAACGTATGTTCATCGTGGTACCAAATTGAAGAAGGGGGTTAAATATCTGATTACAAATTTTGTATATGAAGGTGTGCCAATTTTTAGACACCCAAATGACGTTAAAGTTAAAAGTGTAGAAGAGGAAATTCCAGAACCGAAAAATGACGACATCTAACATTGGTCCATTTAAAAAAATGATACAGTATAATATAATGAGTGCAATATTCATCGGTGTGGTTGTGATAATTTTAATCGCGGTTGCGGTAATAGTTTTTCTTAATAAGGACAAAATTTTAAAAATGATAGCCCCAACGACAACGACAACACCAGGACCAACGACAACACCAACACCAACACCAACACCAGCACCAGCACCAGCACCGCCAGTTGACCCTTATGATAGACTATCCGATAGTATTGGAAATAAAATATCCGACTTATAATATAATATGAACCGAGAACAGACTATGAACATTATCCTGGTGATGGTTCTTATCGCAATTGTCTATCTCATCTACCAGAGAACGCGAGTGTCATCTGAAACTCAGTCGGAAAAGATGATAAGAGAACTATACAGCATCAAGGATGCCCTCATTCCAAAAAAGTATATTGAAAAGTATCGTTCTGAGGGTAACAATGGTTTAACGATTGTTGGTACCATGATGGAACAGGTCGTTGATATGATGATTGCTATCCTCAAGCAAGGACCAACCAGGGAAATGATTGACACTATTGTGAAAAATCCCGCGGATGCCACTACTGTAGCTGAGGCAATAGAAACTGTTGGTGCTCAAATTGTTAGTGAAATTGGTAAAAACAATGTTATTGAAAAAAAAGATGTAACAACGACTGGTATTAACATGGATGGTACAGTGGTAAGTTCCGAAACAAGAACTATTTACAGACCAGATAATAATTCAATGACGAATATTGCTGAACGAGGTATGAGAGCGGGTGTTCTCAAGGTTGTAGACGATACGTCAAAATATGATAAATACTATGAAGCTACAAAAAATATTCTTTTGGATGTGGAGCGTAAAACAAACCCAGATGCTACGGATGAACGCTTCCCAACCAAGGAAGTATTTAAGTCTGAAATTATGCCAGCGGTTAGACAGTTAATTTCCAGTCAGAATATAGGACGTTCACCATCGCCACCAGCACAGGCACCAAACATGCAATCAGCACCACCTACTGCTGGACCAGGTTAAAGATGTGAGACGCATCTATTACACATGTCTCTCAAAGACACTGAAGAAGTCACATCCCGTGAGAGTCCAGATGCTATGGACAAGCGCTTATTTAAAGCCAAGCTGGCTGCGATGGATAAGGCTATGAAAGGTGAAAAGATTCGCTACACGTCCAAACGAGACCCTGAGAGATTTCTCTATTTCTTGGAGTCTCGCTTGAAGATTTGGGAACAAATCAAAGATGATACGTTCCACGGAAAGCGAATGTATGAAAAGACGAAGGAAGTCATTGAAAGTCTCAGTTGAGGCTTGAGTAGTGACCAGCAATGTAATACACATCTTTAAAACCCAATTCCTCTAATTTCTCTGCCGCAAATCTGGCTCGCTGTCCAGTGTTGCAGTAGACGAGTAACCCCTTCTTTGGAAGTTCCGTAGTTGTCTTCTTGTTAATTTTGTTCACTGGGATATGTAGAGCTCCCCGGTAATGTCCAGCTCTATATTCCGCGATCGTACGAACATCGATGACCTTCTTTATCTTCCCCGCACGAATCATTGTCTTGGCTTCTTTAGAACTCACGAGGTTTTCACCAAAGTATGTGTAGGCGGCGGCGGCTGCGATTGTACCAGCAATAATGAATGGGAACATTTATTGTAAGCTCATATTTAATTTTTTTAGAACATTGCTAATATCAGAATTATTCATTAAACCGCGGTTCTTAAGACTGTTCAGTAAACGAACTCTATTATTTGAAGGGGTATTCTTCAACT